ATCAGTTCGGGTGGCTGCCTCTGGTCAGCGACGTGTCGGATTTTATCCGCACCGTCGCGCATCTCAAACAGCTGATTTATCAGTATGAAAGAGATAATGGCCAGGTTGTACGACGGAAGTATCGTTTCCGTACAGAGCGCTCGTTTTCTGAGACTGTCGTTTCGACTACTAACACTGGCCCCAATCTTGGGGCTAACGCTGGTGGTCGTCTCCTAGTCCAGAATCCGAGTTCAAGGGGGTGGACCATCCGCAGTCGTGAGACTGTGGTCGACCGCTGGTTCTCGGGCGCGTTCGTCTATCACCTACCGGTTACTTTTTTCGGTGGGTTGAATTCTGAATTCGCTTCGAAGTTCCAGCAGTACGAATCTATGTTCGGGTTAGAACTTACCCCGGACGTAATATGGGAAATAGCCCCTTGGAGTTGGGCTGTCGACTGGTTTTCGAATCTGGGCGACGTTATACACAACGCTCAGACCTGGGCCGCCGATGGTCTGGTCTTGAAGTACGGGTATATCATGGAGCATTCAATTGTCCGTGACACCTATACTTACGCCGGCCCCACCAATATACTCGGTGGGAGTACCGTGCGTCCCGCTCCTATCATCTTGACCTCTGAGGCCAAGGTGAGAAGGCGGGCAAACCCCTTTGGGTTCGGGCTTTCGATGGGAAATCTATCCTATCTACAGAAGTCCATCCTCGCCGCGGTCGGGTTAACTCGATTGCGGTGAAGAAGTACACTGTTCGCGTCAAACGCCAATGGGGCTCAAGACCTGAGCCCTAGGAGTGATGCCTATGGCACTGTCCGATCCCCAGACCGTTACGATTAGTGGGACGGCAATTCCCCTTCCGCGAACTTTTGCAGAAGGCGATGAGTCGGCCTACACGTCGGCTGACGGTCTGGTTAAGTTGTCGATTAGCCACACCCTTGCTAAGCAGGGGCGTGCTCGTCGGCTGCTTCGGATCGACCATTCGAAGCTCACCTCGGATCCGTTCAAGCCGTCGGAGAATGTCAAAGTAAACATGGCGAACTATGTCGTGTTTGACGTTCCTCCGGCGGGCTACACGAACACCGAGATTCTAGCGGTTTATACAGGCTTCAAAAACCTGTACACCGCGAGCACCGATGCGATGATCACCAAACTTCTTGGTGGTGAATCGTAGCGAGGCGGACGACCGGGACTCGGATGCACTGGAAAACAGTGTTATCCGGGTTACGAGTCGGCCGCGCCGGGACGACATGGAGTTCAACGAACTTGATGTTAGACTTCGGGTTAGCTATAAAACGCTGCTCCTGGTCTTTGTCTTGTTCGACGTCTTCCATAAAGTCGCCAGCACTTTGATTGACTCACCGTTCTTTCAGGATTTGATTCCGTGAGAACTGAGTTAGCTTGGTGTGGCTGGCCTCCGTGAGGAGGTTCACTCCGTGGTATCTAGAAGTCTCATTTACCCCAACCATTTAGGAGAGCATTTGAAGGTTCAAGTTAACGGTCTGGACTGGGAGGTGAGTATCCCGCTTGAGAAAGCGCGGGTCCTAGCCTTCCTAAACATCCCGACCGCTGTGTCTGCCCCGGAAGCACGCGGGTGGGTCGCTGGGTATCTTTTCCAGCAACACCCTAATGCCACTGTGGCGGACCTTGATTTCATCTGCTATCTCCACACGGAAGACGAAGTTCTCCGTGGTTGGCGGGCAGGTGAGATGCGCGTGGGCTCCGTTCTGGAGCGTACAAGCGTCTAGATTACAGTGACGTAGGCTAAGGATCTGTTTACCTTCTCAGAGAGGAGGGACAGTGAAAAGCCTGATGTCACTCTGGTCCCGTCTGGCCGAGGAATTGGCCAGGCAATGCTGCACTAGCGCCTACCGAGACATTAATACCGTCTCGGTACGAGTCGAACACGAGGGGTTGTCGTTCTTAACGATTACCCTACCTGACTATGGAAAAGCTATCCAAAAATGGCTCGACCTTGGTCAGGTGACTATCCACTCTTCGTTCCGTAAGGAACGAGGAGGAGAGCTCCCCCTGTTTCTAGGAGGTTTTCTCAGTCGTGTGTTCGATCGGAATAGTGGCGTGTTACTCGACGATCCTTGCGTCGACTCGATTCGAGCCTTGCGTCAGCTTACGCTGATGTTTGGCAAGATTGAGCTCGCGTGCTCCCCAGCACGCTTGCGTCGGGCCGTTGCGAATTACGTCGAGTGTGAGCAGGAAGTCCGAG